TTCATATTTTCCCATAAAATTAGATAGAAGATTAATTTAAATAATTATGCTGAACGAGCTTCTTTAAGAACTAGAATTTGCCCATGCTCTAATGGTACATACTTTATTGTTGCAGTTTGAGAAGCTGCGTCCTGCGTTCCCACATTCTGTCCGTCTACTCCTGCCTTAATTGTTTGCTGCGTAAAAATCCCAACAACCGTTAAAGTAATATCACCAGTTGCCATTTTATGCGTCCTGCACAGAAGTCACAAGCTCCCACGAAGCTGTGGCAACTGTTGCCGATTTAGAAAAACAAATTTTAGAAAGGTCAGTATCAAAAAGAATTGTCCCAATTTCCGCAGCCATAGAACGTCTAACCGCTGTCGTAACATTTGGAAGAATTAAAGAAAGTGGGTTTAGCACATCAGGCGGAAGAGTCATTTTATTTTTTCTCCTTTGCCTTAGCCTTAACCTCAAACTCAGGATAGCTTTTTAGAATTTCAGCCGCGTACTTAGCGCAGTTAGTTCGGATTAATGGTTTGAAATCTCTGTTATTCTTACCCTTCTTTACATTGTCAGCTATTGCCTTGTAATGATTGTATAGTATTTTTTGATTTTCTTTTGTCATTTTTATGCTCTTGTATTTGTAAGTAAGCAAGATGCTTCCGGATTTGTTAATTCAGTTAATCCAATTTCAGTCGCTCGAATTGTATACTTTTTGAATGGGTCTTTGATAGTTTCAGTTTGTAGTGGAGCCGCTTGCTTCCAGTTTCCGACTTTCTTTGCCATTACAATTAATGCCTTATCAGCTGTAACAACAGGAGAAACTTTAATTTTTAATCCTGCTAACATTGCCAAATTACCATTTTTAATAATTCCTTGAGCCAGTTTAAAAGTTGGATGATTAATAACTTTAGAGTTTCCCATTAAGTTCGCATAGTCAGTTTCATTCACAATTAAAAAGCCTAAACCGCTTGTTAAAATTGGGTATCTGTCAATAGTAATTTCTCTTACACAATCTAGTAAATTTTGGACTGGGTCTCTGTTCGCTTTAGTTGGACTATCCCATTCACTTCCTACTGCGATTGCCACAGTGTTAATATTTACAGGAGTGTCATTTTCAGTTAATACATCATAAATCTCACCGTCTACATCATTAACTATTGCATCTGTCACGTCTAGAATTGTTTCTGATTGAATTGAAATATTTGATGTTAGAATATCTTGCCAGTAAATCACACCCTCAGCTCCGTACTGTTCGATAACTCCATTCACTAAAGTAGTACCTCTCGCTACCGCAGGGAAATCCGCACCTCTTGCAATTCCTTTAATACTTGAACCGGTACCAGCAGTTAAAGAAGCAGCAGTTTTCTGATAGAATGAATTAGTCCAGGCATTAGTGGTTAAATTTTGCACTAACTCTTTCATAACATATCTTTTCTTTGCAAAACCCTTAATGTCCTTATCCCACTTTTGAGCTCTGTTATCAGCTTCCGAGAATTGGTCTACCATTTAATTCATAGCTCCCACTCTAAATCGAGTAACAGCCGCACCGCCCGCAGTTTCTTCACATTTTGCGAAAGTAGAACCAGTCAATAAAGCAGCCGCATCCGCTGGAGTAACTGTGTTAGCTCCTCCAATGTTTCCGATAGCTCCATTAGTAAATGCTCCGTCCGTTAAAATATCCCAAACTCCGTCCATACCGCAAGCAACATGAGTTAATCCCTCTCCGCCTGTAAATTCTTCAGTAGTAATTCCACCAAAAACATCATTATCTGCAGCACTTGCCGCAACAGTGTTAGGACTTCCAGAAATCTTCATTAATGTACCCAAAGGAATATTCGTAGCCTCTGCACAAATTCGATTTACAATAATTTTAGGTAATTCGATGTTTACCAGTTCGTTAGCCATGAAATAATAATAAAATAAATAATATATAAATGTATGTTTTTTGTAGGGGGAGATATTTCTTTAAAAAATAATTGATTAATATGGCTCTTGTCTTTCCTGCGTGTGAACGCTGAGCCTTATTAAGCAGTTATTTTTTTGCCTTATCTCTCGCTTCAAATTCAGCAATTCTTCTGTCACACAATTTAATAACTTCCGTTGCCATTTCAATCTGCAACCTGTTATTAACAATCAAAAGCTCATTTTCTTCTTTTGATTTTGCCCAATCTAGTTTATTCAGTTCTAATTCCATTATGCATAAACTGTTGGAGAATTGTCTTCCGTCGGGTCGAGGCCTGTGCCGGCATATCGCTCTTTTGCTTCTTCTGCCCATTTTTCGTCTTCGGTTTTTACAACTAATTGCCCACCTGCAGAACTTTGCCCGCCGAGTTTAAGCCTTGCTTCTGTTGCGTCTTGCCTATCAAGTAAAGTTTTTTGTTCAGCATTTGCTTTTTCTAATCTTTCAGCTGCTTTATTTGCATCCTCAATCATAGAGTTTTCGCCTTCAGGCTGCTTCCCCGCATCAGCGTTTTTAGCTCTCTCTCTTGCCTCCTCTTCCGCTGCTGCTTTCTCTGCCGCTTCCCTTTCGATTTTTTCTTTTTCATTTTCTACCATCGTTTTTTTCCTCCTTTGTTCCTAAATAAATTTATCCGCACCTTCAAGTCCAAGCTGGATTAATACTAAAACCCAAATTATTCTTTGATTGTTTAAAACTGTTAATTCTAATTTTAAAATTCTTTCTTTAATTGTTGTCATTATTTTTTGCCTTCCATATCTATTTTAGTTTCTTTTTTTTGTATTCCAGGGGCTCCGTCTTTTTCTGCATCTCCAATCAAATCCGCTTCAATCGGCGTCGGGAACTCTAGTTTAATATCTATTCCTAACTGTGCTTTAAAATTCTCCATTATAAAAATTTGGTCGTCTCTTACACTTTCTTCAAATCCTAAAAATAATATTTTTGCTGATGCTTCAACTGTTTGCTTTGCACTTCCAACAACTACATCCGGAGTATTTGTTGCTTGATAGAAATAATCTGTTAGGTCCCTAATCCAAGGCAAAGGATCCAAAGTTGAAAATTGAGGAACTGAAACCCTGTCCGCTTCTGCGGCTCCCATTGGAATATAAATATTTTCAGAATTTGCAACCGATGCATCTGCCTTAGCTTTGAACGCAGCAATCTTTTTTATATTGTCCGTGTTTAATCTCCAAATCCAAAGAGGTTTAACATATCTATGGAATACAGTTTTAAGGTCGGACATAGCTTCGTTACGCATTAAAATTATATTTTCAATCGCTGTAATAATTCCAGTTCCATGTATTTCATCAGCGAACCTGTTTTTTGCTAAGTGGAAAATATCTTCTGATTTAAACGGTTTGGATTTACCGCCTTCTATCATCGAGATTTGTTCATATCCTTCAAGCATCCCTTGCTCATTTACAATAATCTTCATTCTTCCTGGATTTAGTGGTTTTAGATTAACTGGTTTCCCTGGGTTTGTTATTCCGAACCATGTCGTTATTTTTCTGAAAATAGAGTCGTCACGAATAATTTCAGCGAAGCTATCCCCGCCAACATAATAAACTCTTGCGAAATTTTGAATTAAAGTGTTTGCAGTATCTTTTCCCCAACCTCTAAATCCGTCGATTATTTTTTTATCCTCTCCTTCTGCTTGAACTCCTTTTCCAATTATCCATTTGCTTTTCGTATCAATAGTAGACTTCAATTCCGGAATAGATTTGTAATTTCCTGTTTGTTTTTCCCAATCCTGATTAATATAAAAAGTTTTTCCGTTTCCAGTTGGGCTATCAATAGTTTGCGGGTCTACAGAATAATCTTTAACAGTATTACTCATGTTCCCGACTTCTGATGAGTTTAAATCTTGTGCTACCATTTTATAATATATATGTTATCCTAGCGTCGTTTATGACATCTCCTATTCCAAGTCCATCCACTCTTAAAAAATAAGAATATTTTGAATTATCAACTATCGGTGATGATATGTCCTCAGTTTCACTATTAATATTTCCGCTTGCTATATTTGATCCTGACGATACTCCTAAAATCGACCTAGATAAGTTGAATGTATTTCCTGTATTATTTCCCCAGACTTGAACTTTTGTTATAACAGCACCATGTGGTAAACTTACAGCTGCAAGTGCGTCTCCGCCTGTTGGCGCTGCTGTAAATATTATTATTCCTGTTGAATTAAATTTTGAATGAATATCACTGTTTGGGTCTTCTGGGTCAAAATTAGCTCCTGCACAACTGTAAAAACCTATTTTTTCTTCTTCTATTTTTGTTTCTCTAACGTCTCCTTGTCTGAAAATTTCTTTATTGTTTGGAATATCTAAAGTCATTTTTCTTTTAAGAAGTCCTGAATTGAACTATCTCCTAAAATTTTCTCTATTAGTTGCATTCTATAAATATGGTAAGTCATCATATCTTCTGCTTCAATTTGTGAAGTATAACCCCCCATATTAAAAGCTATTAATTGTGTTCCTGCATAACGTGCAGCCCATTCTGTAAATATTTTTCTTTTTGTTTCATCTAAATTTCCCCATCCAGTAGTATCTAATGTAAATTTTAATAAGCTAGATAAAAATGCTTCCGCTTGGTCTTGAAGCGCTATATGGTTTGCTTCTACGTCCCCAGTTGTATCCCTATTCTCTCCTGCCATGAATTGCATTTCTGCAACCGTTACAATATTTGCTACGTACGCCATAACTTTTTTAGAAAATGTAAATATTTAAATCTTTGTCCTTCACACACCAGGCAGCTCGAATTAATCCTTCTACTAAATGGGTGTAATTTCCATAAATTCTCCTTCCCCCTTTTATGTATTCGAATTGAATAGAACGAAGACTTCTTCGCATTTCATCGCTCATGATTAACTTAATTTTTCCGAGTTCCATTAACCTCAATAAATTGTCATACAAATCTTCTTTCAAAATTCTCCTAGTTCCTGTTCCATATTTCTCAATCGATGCAGAGGCATTGTTTATTGAAACAACTTTTCTTCCTGTTTCATCATCATCCAATAAAATATCAAAGACAGTTGCACCCCCTCCCCCCGCTCCAGTGTCAATATAGATTTTCTTATAATCTCTAACTCGATTTAATTCTTTTGTAATCTGAATTGTTGTTGTGCTTCTTTCGTACTGAATTATTTTTTGTCCTGTTTGTTCTAGGAGTTCTTTGTCTTCTTGATTTTGAGCGACTGAAATAAAAGTCCCTTCGTCTCCTCCCATTCTTGCAATATCCATTCCTAAAAATTCTTCTTCGTCTTCTGTTGCTTCTCGTGGTCCATCCAAAACTAAAGCTAAATCAATCAAATTATCCTGAAAGAATTGCTTTAATCCACTAATAAATTCTCCCATAAATTCCTGAGCGTATTGTGAGTTTGTCATACGTGCTTTGTATTGCCCTAATTTTTCTAGTGCTTTATTTCTTTGTCTCTCAGTCCATGTTTCACAAATTTTACGTTCTCTTATTGCTTTTTCTGAGTCCATTGAAAATCTTGTGAATGAATTATAAGCATTATCTTTATTAGACCAAACGTTGTAAAATTCCCCTTCTGCCCCAAATGGAGTAGACAAATAAATTGAGTCCCCGCCAGTTGTTAAAAGTGCTGGAGTTACTGCTTCCCAAACATCTTCCGGTATTCGACTAGCTTCATCTACATACAATCTTCCAATAGTCAAAAACCTAATTCCTAAACCATTCAATCCAACCGGCAAACAATAAATTTCAACTCCTGACTTCAAAGTGATCCGTTCTTTTGTTGGCCTATCTTTTCCCTTTGCTATTTCATCCGGAAAATTTTCAATCAAATATCCCAATGTTTTCCTAAACAAAGCATAAGCTTGTCTTTCGGTTGGGGCTATCATAACAACTGGTTCAGTGTCCGGATTATTAACAGAATAATCCCCTGCATCTTTTCCACAAGTTACACTTTTCCCAACTTGTCTTCCAGTACACAATATTTTATCTCCCTCAGTTGCTAGAAATTCGATTTGCCAAGGGTCATATAAAATCTGCTTTTTCTTCATTTTCTTTCTTCCATTAGTTTGTCTAAGAAATCTGCAATTTCTCTATTACATCCTGCTGTAATATCAAAATTATCTCCTGTGCATGACACATATTTTCTCCATGTATTTCTCCAATAAATTTCACCAATACAATCTCCAGTTGCTTCATTAAAAATGTGAAATCTCTTAGTTTTCCTTCCTGGGTTCGATACTTGTGCAAAGTTTAAGTATTTCTTCATTCCAATCGAAATTCAACCATAAATTCATCATTAAGCCAGTTGAGACTCCCTTCTATTCTTTTTGCTTCCGGTTTACAAATATTTGTTGGTTTTGCTTGAATTAATAAAATTTTTCTCTCTTCTTTATTTATTGCCCAAATATCAACAGGAGAATGACTTCCCCGACTTCTTTGTGCAATCTCATAACCTTCTTTTTTTAGTCTTTTGATTATTGAATACTCTTTATCCCTTCCTCTCTCATAGTTAGTACGCTTGCGTGTTCCCATGTAGAATTTAATTTTTTATTCTTTTTAATTATTTCCCTCTTCTTCAAAAAATCGTTCATTAGAGAGCTTAATTTAATTTTCCATACGAAATCAAGGTCCAACCTCTATTTCCAGTGGAACTCAATCATATTCGATGTTTCACTTTTGACCTCCCCATTATTTCCAGTGGAACTCTAAAATTTCCCTAATTCGATTAATCCTTCTTACCGAATTACTTTTAAAATAACTATGTCATTTTCTAATGTTTTTTTCCACACGAAATAAAGGTACCCTTTTCATTTCCTGTGGAAAAAATTTCCCCACTTTGCCGGCAGCCAAAGTTTGCCCTCGCTCCCTGCTGTCAGGCAAAGCCATAGCGACTGCTCTAAGCCTTCATCCGCCAAAAGCCAGCAATCCGCCGGAGAGAGGCAATATTTTAAAAAATTTTCCTCTGAGGTTCATATACACACAAATCAAACAAACTCAAGAACCGCTCACACATACACACACACACACACACACACACACACACACACACACACACACACACACACACACACACACACACACACACACACACACACACACACTATCAAACTATCAATACATACTCTCAATCAAACTAATGCATATACACTCTGATTAAAACTAGTGCATGCTCCTTGCCCTTTGCCCTGCGTAGGGCTGCCCTTCTTGTGCCCTGCGCAGCAGGGCACCTTGCCCTCTGCCCTCCTTTGCCCTGCGCAGCAGGGCACTTGCCCTATGCCTTCGCATGCCCTAAAGCCACCACCGCCCATGCCCTTAGCTATTGCCCTGCGGAGGGCTGTAGCAAAACGAGCGAGCCTTAGCGAGTTGAGGCTTTGCGAAACTGCGAAGGGCTGTAGCCAAGCAAACGCAAAGCTTAAATGCAAGCGAGCCCTTGCCTTGCGAGTCTGCTTTTATGCTTTGCTTTTGCGCCTGCCCTAATGCCTTGAGCGAGCCTTAGCGAGCCGCCTCAGCGAGGCTTATCAATAGCAGGCCAAAGCCTGCAATTTGCCCGCCTGCCCTTACTTGCACACGGCTTCTCCGCTAGCTTTGGGGCTGGGGGCAGCCGAGCCATGCTCGGCTGACGCATTGCTGGCTTAAAAGGCTTTGGCTGGAGGCTCTGCGTGCAAGTGCTAAGAGAAGGCTCTTTTTTTGAATTAAAAGGCAAAAAAAAACTAGAAGGCCTTATGAGCCTTCTTAGATTGACAGTGTGAACACCACCAAATATCAATAATCCCGATTGTCTTCAACCAAATCAAGTCAACCCGATAACAAGTTTTGCATTCCATGATTATGAAAATGAACGCGACTAAGTCCCCCACTTAGCCGCTATTACTCTGCTCGTATAAAGTTTAAAGTCCGACATACAGCTATTTACCCTCATTGAGACTATGAAGCAAGCTTCACGTAGTGAAGAAGCTTGCTGCTGCTCTAATTGTAGGCCGCGGGTTGCTTTGACGGAAGGAGAGTGCCTCTTATGCTTGCTCTCCTGCCGGAGGGCTACAAGCTTAAGTGGTTAGCTCGACGAGTCTGCCTTTTGTCTCAGGACGTGCACATCCATTCCAAATAATCAATCCATAGTTTGCCGTAAGAATAAACACCGGCACAACAAATACAAACTAATGTGAATGTTGCTGTCTTCTCCAACAGATCCATTATCATTCGAATATCCCGTCTTGGCACTCTTGGCACATTCTACTTATTTGAAACTCTTTTCTTGAAAGTGCATCCTTAAAATCATTCTCTTTTATGTCTTTTGCACATAATGGGCATCTTCCTAAAGATATTTGTTCTAACTCTTTCTCAAATTCTGCTTTTTCCATTAATTCTTCATTCATCTAAATCACCTCCTTTGCTCTTATCTAAATCTTTGCATTGCGCGCACTGCGCGCTCCAACTGCTGCAAACGCTCTTGCCCCATTTGCGGTGGCAATAGGTTCTTGCTTTGTTGCTTGCGAGTTTCTCTTTGTTAAGTGCGATGCCCTTGTATTCGTCAAGGATTGGCAGGTTAGGCATTTATAATTTACCGAATCTTTGCTCTGCAATGTAGTGCGTTTCTCCTTTGATGTTTTGTTTTAATGCTTCTCCAAGTAAAAATTTATCAAAGTATCCTCTTTTTTCATTCCAAACTAATAATACTTTTGTTGTTTCTTCCATAGTTATTCTAACCTCCTTGTCGCTTTCCAATAAGTCACGCTTCTTTGCGTGCTT